CTGTTTGGCCGTATCAAAGTTTACATTGATCCGTATGCTCCGACATCCTCGACAACCGAATTTGCTGTAATCGGTTATAAGGGTTCTAACGCATATGACGCAGGTATGTTCTACTGCCCATATGTTCCTCTCCAAATGGTTCGTGCTGTCGATCAAGACACATTCCAACCAAAAATTGGCTTCAAAACTCGTTACGGAATGGTTGCTAACCCATTTGCTGAAGGTGCAACAGCTGGTGCTGGTGCTCTGTCGAGAGATGCCAACGTTTACTATCGCAAGTTCTTAGTAAACAACCTGATGTAATTTGTACTGCGTTATAATTAAATATTAAACGCACTTTGGGCCCCTAGACTAACCTCTAGGGGCTTTTTTATGGATAAATATTGACATGGCCATTACACAAACACTTCCAGAAAATAAGAACTTTCTTTCACCCCTGGGGTTTAAGTTTCAGATCAAGAAAACACCCCATGTGAATTATTTTGTTCAATCAGTAAACATTCCATCCATCACACTGGGTGAGACAAACGTACCGTCCCCATTTCTCAGATTCCCACTAGCTGGTGATCACCTTCAGTACGGGTCACTTGTAATTACATTCAGAGTGGATGAAGAGTTGCGCAATTACATGGAACTCTACACCTGGTTAAAAGAGGTTGGCTTTCCTAATTCGTTTGACGAACACAAAGGAGTTGCTTCAGAGGAAAGAAAACGAGACGGCACCGGCATCTATTCAGACGGGTCTCTCATTATTCTCTCCAGTGCCAAGAATCCTATAGTGCAGGTCAACTACAAGAACATGTATCCGGTTACACTAACGGATCTTCAGTTTGACACACGTTTACAAGACGTAGATTACATCGACACCACCTGTTCATTTAACTTTCAGACATTTGATATTGAGTGGCTTCTGTAGTTACAATACGCTATAATACAAGCGTTACTAACTGTGAGGCCATATGCAACTTAGTGAAATTCATGAACAGTGGGAAGAAGACTGTAAATTAGATCGCACCGAACTGGGTGAAGAGTCTCTACGCATCCCTCAATTACATTCCAAATACTATAAGATATATTCTGAAGAGCGCTCAGCATTCAGAAAGTATGAAGGCCAGTTTAAAAAACTACAAAAAGTAAAATTCGAATACTACAACGGCACAATCAGTGAGGAAGAACTAAATGAGAATGGCTGGGAGCCATTTCAAATACGAGTTCTTAAAACAGACGTACCAATATACCTAGATTCCGATCCAGACATTGTTAAAGCAAAGTCTATCCTTGCCCAGCAACAGGAGAAGGTAGAGTTTGTTGAAGCAATCATTAAAAGCCTTCCACAACGAGGCTATCAAATTAAAGCTGCGATCGACTGGGAGAAATTCAAAGTCGGTGCATGATCAAAATAGAAAAATATAATTCAGTCTATGTAAAGCTGTATTGCGAGCCAGACATTGCACAAGAGCTAGCTGAATATTTTACGTTTGATGTCCCAGGCGCTAAATTTTCACCCAAGTATAAAAATAGGATGTGGGATGGAAAAATTAGACTTTTTTCCTCTGCCACTCGTCTAATTTATTCTGGTCTAACCAAGCATGTAGAAGAGTTTGCCGCCGAAAGAGGGTACGAGGTAGAATATCTTGACCCAAGACAATTTGCTGATACAGAATTCTCACTTGTTGAGGCTGAAAAGTTTGTAGGAATGCTAAAGACGTTAAGTCTAACTCCTACTGACTATCAGTTAAATGCATTTGTACATGCTATCAGAAAGAGAAGAGCGCTTTTAGTATCACCAACCGCCTCAGGCAAGTCTCTTATCATCTATCTTCTTTGTCGAGCATTGAAGAGAGACAATTCAAAAATTCTCATCGTAGTTCCTACCACCTCTCTTGTCCATCAGATGGCATCAGACTTTGTCGATTATGGTTACAACGAGGACAAAGTCCATAAGATATTTTCCGGTCAAGAAAAGATAACAGAAGAGCCAATTGTAGTAACCACCTGGCAATCCATTTACAAGATGCCAAAGAAATGGTTTGAACAGTTTCACTGTGTGATAGGAGACGAAGCACACTTGTTCAAAGCCAAGAGTTTGGTTGCTATCATGACCAAGCTTATCAAATGCCCCTACCGTTTTGGTCTAACTGGTACACTAGACGGAACTCATACCAATAAACTGGTGCTAGAAGGTTTGTTTGGCCCGGCACTCAAAGTCACCACTACCGCTGAATTAATCGAATCCAAGCACCTTTCAGAACTGAACATCAAAGCCATTGTTCTTGAATATGACGACAATGTCAAGAAAATGCTGAAAGATGCTGATTATCAGACAGAAGTAGACTTTATCGCCAAGAACATAACGCGAAACCAGTTTATCCGCAGGCTCTCCTTATCTCTCAAAGGCAACACTCTGATACTATTCAAGACAATAGAACAAGGAGAGACCCTGTTTAACGACATCAAAATCAATGCCGATCACGATAAGGTGTTCTATGTGGATGGAACAGTTTCTGGTTTTGATAGAGAGGACATCAGACAAGCGGTTGAAAATGAAAAGCAATCCATCATTGTAGCGTCATACGGAACGTTCAGTACCGGGGTGAATATCCGTAACCTACATAATATTATATTCGCTAGTCCCTCAAAATCGAGAATTAGAACACTTCAGTCAATTGGCCGGGGGTTGAGAAAAGGTGAATTTAAAACACACGCTGTGTTATACGATATAGCCGATGATCTGTCGTGGAAGTCAAGACAGAACTTTACCTTGCTGCACTTTGCCGAAAGAATTAAAATTTATAGTGAAGAGAAGTTCAACTATAAAATTTATAAAGTTAACCTAGGGAGCAATATTGATCTCTTTAATCAAACTAGTTGACGGAACAGAATTGTTAGGTGAAATAGTAGATGATACCCCTACCACCGTCACCGTTAGCGAGCCCCTTGCGGTCAACATGTCATACGCCAGGCCTGGTGCTTTTCCTATGATAACTCTCCACCGCTACTCTTTCTTCATTGGTAACAAAGAAGTAAAGTTTAAAAAAGAGCATGTCCTTACCATTACCGACACAAGACCTGGTGTCGATACGTTTTATATCAACACACTAAAGAATCAAGAAGAAATCGTGGACAAAGCGTTTGAGACAAGCCTTTCCATTACTACTTCTGAAATGATGGACGACCTTCAGTCAAATAACGAAATGTACAAATCATTTTTAGAAGTATACAAATCAAGCACTGCACACTGAAAGTTGAAGTTTACCGTTAACTGCTGTATAATGATACACTATGAATGAACCAAATCACTACGTCGATAATAAAAAGCTTTTAGAAGAGATTACCATTTACCGTAACAAGGTACAGGAGTCTAAGAAAAAAGGCACCCCCAAACCTCCTATCCCTGAGTACATTGGTAAATGTATGCTTATGATCGCCAACCGGCTATCGCATAAGCCTAACTTTATTAACTATTCGTATAGGGAGGAAATGATTTCAGATGGAATTGAGAATTGCATCAGCTACATCGACAATTTTGACCCTGCTAAGTCGAATAATCCGTTTGCTTAC